TACCAACACCACGGAAGGCTTGGATCTGGAGACGTTTCGGACCATTTTGTAAGTAGTCCGCAATTGCATACTGGGCTCTTGTTGGAGATGGTAGGTCAAGTTGCCCCCATAATGCTTGTAGGAATAATTTGAAGTCAGATTTTAAAGCGGTTAAAGTATCATTCATTATTGTGGTATAGAACCTTTACCTCCTCTTTTATATCTATTTTGTAGCATTTGATATTGTTGAGGAGTCATTTGATCAAATATATCTAATTGCTTGAACAAGTCTGGATCTACATTTAAATTCTTTCCAAATTCTTTTTCAAGTTGTTTTCTTGTAGCACCATCCATTTTTGCTTGAAGGACTTTCTTTTTAACAGGATCATCCATCCATTGTTGAGCTAATTGTACTACATCAATTTTAGGAACAGTACCTACTATATCTTGTAAATTTAATTCAAGCTTAATTTCTTTTAATAAATCATCTAATCTAACATCCTTAGCATCTATCTTGCTATTTAATTCAGCTAAAACTTCAGGTAATACATTTGGACCATGTTTTTTATTAACTGCTATAGCTGTCATCATATCATATATTTTTTCATTAGATTCTTTAACAGTCTTAGCATAATCCATTATTATTTTTTCTCTTTCTGGCCAAGGGACATCTTGCAGTTTCTCACCTGGTTTAAGCCATTTTTTCTCTAATTTTGCTACGGTATCTTTCCCTATACGTTTATTAATAAAATTATGTATTTGTGTATGGATTTTATGAGGAATAAGAGCCAACTGTTCTGGGTTATGTCCAGCAGATAAGCCTTCTCCAAACATTATCTGAACAGCTTCCTTTCTATATTGTGGTTTTAAACCATTTAATAACTGTGCTCCTTGCTTTAATGGATTAGTATGATGCCTTCTCCAAGAAGAAAGAGGTATGTCTGGATATAATGTTTTTAATTCTTCTTTAATTAAATCACCTAGTTCATTAAACTCTTTATCTCTTGGCCATCTTTCTTCTAAAAAATAAGCAGCTTCATCTCTTTCATATCTAGCCCAATTTCTTGTTTGACTAGGATCTAAAGTACTAGCATCAAGATTTTGCCAATCACTACCAAGTTTTTGCCTTCTAATTACTTCCTCTTCAGAAGGTAAAGGACTTATACCTTTACGTTCACCATAAGTTAAATAAGGATTTCCACCAGTATTTCGTATCGGCTTACCACTTGAACCAAGATTTATACTTCCATCAGGAGGATTAGCACTTCTAGACATCAAAGGTTTAGCAGAAGTAAAGTCATCAGCATTATCTATTCTCATAGTCATACCAGTAGCAGCATCTACTACTTCATCACCAAAGAAGAATCTTCTTCCTGCATCAAGGGGCCAACTTAAAATCTCTTTTATAGCTTTTTTACCAACTCTTCTTGTTACTACAGCTGCCGTTCCTCCTACAAGAGCACCTGCAGTTTCACCACCAACCATTAGTGGTCCATCAGGAATAAGAAAACCAGCAGCAGCTCCTACTTTAGCTCCTTTCTTAAATGCTTTAAAATCCATAGCTAAATCAGTGAAATGTTCACTTATAGCTCTTGGATCCATCATTGATTGAGCATATGACATACCAACTCCCCAAACTGCTCCAGGTACTTCAGATATAGGCATACCTGTATTACCGTCTCTTACTCTTGCAGCTTGTTTCAGTTTAGCTGCTTTAGCTCTACCAGTAAGTCCTCTAGCTTCCTCTACTAATCTATCAAACTCTGAATTTGCAGCTGCATCTTTTGCATATACTTCATCCATCTCAGCAGATTGTAAGAATTGAGGAAGATCAGTTTGTTTTGATTTAGGTAACTTCTTTTTAGCTATATCAGCTCCTTGTTGACCAGAACCTGCTCTTTGTCTTAGTCTATCTTCTCTTTGCTTCTCCCTTTCTGTGGGTGTTTTTCTATTAGGATCTATTTCAAAGCTTTTAGATTCAAGGTAGTTACCTTGTTTCATATCTTCTTGTTGCTTTAGATCTTCAATATCTATAGCTTCATTTTCTTTTTGTTCTTGAAGATCTTCCCATTCTTGTCCACGACGTTTACGTTCCTCTTCACGTGCTCTTCTTTCGTATTTAGACATATCTACTTCCTCTGAGCACCGCCTCTAGCACGGTTAGTTTTACGAGATTCAATTGTCATTTTACTGCCTCTATGAGATACATCTTGTTGAGCTCCTGGCTTTAGTTTGCGTCGGATTTTCATCAAGTCTCTTCTGTATTTCCGTTTAGCAGGGGTGTTATTTATTTTAGTGTTATCCCTAACATGTTTAGCCCTAGCTTTAGGGTTACTTCGGTAATACCTAGCTGTCTTACCTGGATTTGGACTTGGTTTTGGTCCCATAGAGTCTATGTTGTACGAGTTCTGGGTCTATTTTTGGCATGATCTTTGATAACTTATCTAATGGACTACCTTCATTAGATACTCCAGTAATATCATTAGTTTTTAACCAATCACATGCGGCTTTTAAGTCTTGAGTAGTAGCCTCACCACTTTTAACTCTCTTAAGAAAGTCTTCAGTGACAAGGTTATGTAACTCATTAAACTTTTCTTCTGCGGCTTTAGCCATTTAACTGAATAGTTTAGTCTTTACAATTTCTAATGCTTGATCGTCTAGTTTGTTATCAGTTCTTTTTACATAAGCTGTGAGTAGATCAACTACAAGTTGCTTAACTGAATCTGACTTCAAGAAGGCGAATAGAATGGGCTTGATTAATACGATCATTTGTTTAGGGGGTTAAGTTTTTGCCACCATTTCTTAGGTGGTTTAGGTGGGAGTGCTTTTTGTTGAGCTGCAGCAACTTCCGCTTTAAACGCAGCTATAGGAATGATATCACTACACATATGGTACACTCTCGTACCAGGACGAATCATAAAACCTTTCTGTTGTAATGCTGCACATTCTTTAGCTCTAACTAATTCATAGTCTAGAGCCATTTTTGATTCTTGTCTTGCTGCTATAGATTTACAACGCTCTACAATAGATCCATCTAATGGAACCATAAAATTAATTTGGAATCCCCAGTTCTCAGCTACAGTATAGCTAGATTGATTCATATCTTCATCGAATGGAGTAGTATGATTGCCCATATAGAATGGGCTAAAGGTCATCGTACTACCATTACAACTGATATTTGGACCCATTACTTGTCTACTGGGTGCTCCATTGTTTTGAAATTGTACAGCTTGGTTTGTAACGTTACCAGTAGCAGCAGCAACTGGATTTGAGGTATTCTGAACTTCTGGTTCTGCACGAACAGGTGCTCCTATTGCGAGAATACAGAGAGCGATGTAGTAGTAGCAGTAGTTTCGATAGTTCTTTCGATTTCGGTTACTTCCAGTACTTGACTTGCTGCTCTTGTTACTATCTCTAATGAGAAATCTGAACCAGCTGTTGTCATATTGAAGACTGAATCTGAATCTGCTATACCACCTGATGAGGTTGAGGTATGGGTTATATTGTCTCCAGACCATTTGTTTAGTGCTGAACCATATGTTGTTATTGTTATTTCTTCTTCTATATCTTGTTGTGTTGTGGTTGTTGAGTTCATGCTTCCCTGGGTGAACTGGGGAGTAACTAACTCTGCTCTTGCTACCGAGGGGGATAACAGTAGGAAGAGTAATAGCCATTTGTTCATTCTTCCTTCTTTTTAGCCATAGGACAATTGACGGGACCGCCTTTA